CTTAAGGCACTCATTACTATATATACCTTGCTCAGGTGTGCTTAAAGTTTACTCAGGGGACACTTGCAGCAGCGCAACTGGTGATTGTATGGGGGAAACTCGGGTGCCGCTACAGTGATATACCCCCACAGATTTTTTGTTAAAATATTTAGGTACTACTCAGGTTTGGCGTAAAACTTAGGTTCTTCTTTAGGCTCTTTACCGTAGAACTTAGGTTCTTCTTTGGGTTCTTTAGCATAGAAATATGTCTGTTTTGGCTCTAATCTCTCTTTAAGATACATAGCCTCAGTCTCTCTTCTAGTACCAAATTTATCTCCGAAGTTATTAAGTTCTTTGACAACATCTGACCATCTACCTTCTACCGCAGCAGAAAGAAAGTTAGGCGTTCTACTAAGGGAACCATATTGAAAACCCACAGACGCTATTACAGTCTGTTGTGCGGCTGTTAAATCCGTAAATTTACCACCATTAGCCGCTCTATTGTATTGTTTAGCTATATCACTTGTATAAAAAGCTTTAGATAATCTATTAATAGTGTCTGTTTCTTGGTCAGTCATTATTAAATTCTTAGCTAATCCTTTAGCTTTAGACCCTGTTAAGCCTAAATATGGCTCTAATCTTTGTATTAATAGGTCATCAAAACCCATAGCTTTTAGACTATCTGGTGTTTTGTCTTTTAAATCAAAACCAATACCTATTGTAACACCACTATTACTTGTAGGCTGATAGCCTTTGTGGTGATTATTTCCTTCTAAACCGGATATAAACTTCCAGTCTATTTTATAAGTATTATCCATATTATATAAATCTGTCCTCTTCTGGTTCTTTACCAATGGCTGTCTCCATAAATCGTTCAAGCTCTTGGTCAAGTAAATCTTCTTTGTGTTGGTTGTACGATAAGACTTGGTCTCTGTCCATACGCTGAACCCAATAATTAGCAGCAATAGCAAGCGCATCAATTTGGTCATCATGTCTTAGAGCTCCTTTGTCTCTAGTAATCCTAGTCATCTGTCTAAACAACTGATGGTCAGGCTCTAGTTTAAAGTCTTCTTTAATAATTAAATCATCAATAACTAACCTATGACTATTCATAATAGGTTCTAAAGTATCAATAATACGTTTTTCTTTCTGTATATTATGTCTTACTTCCTCTATCTCACACGGGTGTATTCTAGCCATAACAGGTTTTAATAACTGTGTAGCCATACCATCACCAAAGTTACTCTCAATAACTACATAGTTTACATCTTGTTGTTTAGCAATCTGTGACAATCTAGCCATAGTATCTTCACTATAACCACCATCTAAAGAACCTATGGCAGTCAAATAAAGCACTCCATGAAGCATTTTAAGCACCGCATACGCTGTTTTGTCTTCCCCACGACCAGAAGGGTCAATTGACATAACAGACCCCTCAAAAGGCGTAAACTCAGGACTGGTATGCATAGGTGCCACGTAGTAATCACCTTTTAAACCTACATTTGGTATCTCAGGGTCAATAGCTTTCATCTGTTCTGGAGATGATGCCCATTGTAATTTAGCCGGAGCTTCTGTCCATTTAGAACAACCTGATAATACAATTAAATCGTTTAGTTTTAAAGGGTATCTATTAGCGTCAGACATTGTTGTGTCTAACATAAATTGTAAATTAAACCCTGAACGTCCGTACGAAGACATACGTTCTAATAAGTCTACTTCATCAAATCTCTTAGGGTCTGTAGGCTTACCTTCATTATCTGTTACATCTGCAATCATTGGCGCTATCTTATGTCCATAACCTGTTAATTGTTCTTTAGTAGGGTATAAAGCTGTCCATATTTTAGTTTTAAAACCACGTTCTTCTAAGTCATTGTATAATGACATTTCTGTTTGTGGTGTACCTAGAAATATAATACGTCCTACTTCAGGCTTTATGATTGCATCAAATTCTTTTACTGTCTCACCTAGTCTGTCTCTCATTAGCTGTGTCTGAGAGTTGTTAGCACTCTCTACGTCATCAGCAATAATTAAGTCTGCACGTGAACCTGTTAATTGTCCTGTAATACCCATAGATTTAACTGAGGGTGCGTGTGAAGCTGTAGCCGGAGCTACATCAAAGCTAACCTTAGAGTGTCTTTGATTGTCTCTAGGCTGTAAATGCTGTAATATAGGCATTTCACCTATTAATCTTTGTGTAAATGTACTGAAATCATCAGCCCTGCTTTTAGATGCAGATACTACAAGTATATTACGTTGTGGATTAAGTAATAATTGGTGACATACAAATGCTGACGTAATCCATGATTTACCTACACCTCTAAATGCTTCTATTACAAGTCTTTTTTCTTTAGACTGTAGATAGTCAGCTATATCATATTGTATTGGTGTTGGTTCTGGAAGATTTAAATGCTTCCAACAAAGATATAAAAAGTTTTTAAAATTTTTAAGTTTACTATTCATCTGTATCAAAAGGTACTTCGTCTAATATGTTATCAGGCTTCTTTTGTAAACTATCTGTACTATAAGTCTTACAAACCTCAAGACATACTTTCATTTCTGAAGCAGTCAACTCTTGTCCTGACTTTAATTTTGAATATGCGTGTTTAACCAGTAATTCAGGTAACTCTTTAATAATGTTATCTAAATTATTGTGGTCTTCCTTGTCTGTTGTACTTTTTGAAGGTACTTCTTTTGTTTGGTCGTTTAACATGTATTCCTTTTCTCTTCTTAGGTTTTTCTCTTACTTCAAATTCTTTAAATTTTTTAGCCATTATTCTATTATCTTTTTAATTGTTTTTGAACCATCTATATTTTCTTCTAATTCTGCTTTTACTTTTCCACATTTGTATTCTATGTTATCATTTGCGTTACGCTCTGCAATTCTTTTACCTTTAAGACAATCTGACATAGCAGGTTGTATTCTGTGTTCAGTTAATTCACCGGCTATAAACATACAAAGAGCAACCACACTACTGATGACCGTTTCCATTTGCTCTAACCTTTTCTTTTAAATGTTCAATATCTAATAACGCTTTTTCTAGTTGAGATTTAAGAAATTCTATATTGACTTTGTTAGTCATATTTTGCTCTTGTGTTGCAGTTAATTTTTCTACATCCCCATACAAACTTTCAATCAACATAAATTGTTCTTGGTCTGTAGGTTTTTGTTCTGATTTTTTAAGTAAGTCTGCTTGAAATAATTCTCTTGATGTCTCTAAAGACGTGAGCCTAGCTGTAACCTCTGTATAACCAAACACACCCATAACAACACCTGCTATAATACCTATCATATTTTTAATAGGCATACTTACTGATGTATCTTGTGATATTTTCATAAATTATTTTTTAACTAATGAACCACCAAAGTATAATCCAATAATAGCTGATACTAAATTAGTATCTAATGGTGTAATAACTAAACTATTAGAAGATAGTGTTACCCATTTCATTATTTCTTTTTCAGGTATAAAGAAAAAAGCAGGTTTAAATTCTAAATAACCTACAATTACACTTACATCTGGTTGAAATATTGGCATTAATTTAGGTAATAATACTATCGCAAAGACAGCAGTTAATGCTATTATTCTTCTTGTCCACTGAAAACCTTTGTTGTCATATTCTCTAGCTTCTTTAAAACCTTTTTGTTGTATATCAGCTCTTTGTATAAGCATTTTTTGTTCTGCTTGTTTTGCTTTTATACTTTGTGACCAAATACTCATTACTCCACCTAATACAGTAGAGCCAAGCATAGTTATCATTTCAAATGGCATATATTATAACCACCATAAAAATACAGACCATAAAATAAATGCTGTTAACATTCTTTTGTCTGTATTCATTAAATAAATTTTAACTTTATTTCTCCAAAAAGTTGGAGTATCTCCAAATATCATCATACATTATCTCCTAGTTTTTCACACTTCATTGATATATAAATTTGTCTTTTTATAAATTCTTCATTTACAGCTTGCCCGATTGATAATATTGTATTGTTACAATCTTCTTCTGTTTGTAATTTACCAGTTAAAGGTAAATCACCTGTCATGCATAAATTTTGTCCACTAACATTTAGTACACAAAGTAATGCAACTATTTTAAACATTTACTAACTTTCTTTCCTGCATTTACACCATTTTTAATAATGTAACTTTGCGTTCCGTTAGCTCCTATTTCTACTTCTTTTTTTAAATTTTTAAACAATTGATTTTGCTTTTTATTTTGTTGTTGTGTTTCGTGATACTTTTCTAATAGTTTTGTGTCTCTCATTTTTTTTAAATAAATTTCCTAACCATTCAAATAAATTATCTATTGAACCGCAAAAATTATATATCCATCTATCAATCATTTTATTTAAATTGAAAAAATCCTATAATACCAACAATTAATGTTCCAATAGCAAGAATAACCTTAAGTCCACCCTTACCCATAGAAACATCTTGTCTTAACGATTTAATTTCTTTTCTCATTTCATCTATGCTTTTTAAAATATTATTCATTCGTTCAGCACAAAGTTTCTCATGTGAAGAAAGTCTTACACCAGTTGCTTCGTCAGCAAACTGTTTAAGATTATTCTTTTTAGACATGACTACCTCGCTGTACATGGTACATTGTTAGTTCCTACTAGGGGTGCTTCTGCAAATGCCATGTAGATGTATGAACCACCATTTGTGTTTATGTCTCCACCATCACCTCTGATTTTTATACCATTAGAAACTAAATCCACTGCTCTTGTTGCTGAAGAAAATTCAGCTTGACTATCGTTTGTATATAAAACTTGGTCAACAACATTTGCATTTGCAACATCTGCTCTAGCAGTATCTAACATAACCCATGGTGCAGTATTATCTGTTCTTTTAATTATGATAAATTTAGGTTTAAATCCTGTATAAATAAAATTACCGTTTGTATTTCCGTTGCCATCATAAGAACCAAACTTGCTATAACCAGCTTTTTCTGCGAAGCAGTAGGCTATGTAATTATTTCCACTACCATTAACATGACCAGATGTACCAACAGAAAAAACAGAAGAAGTTGGCGTTGTATTTTGAAATATAGTTGAGCTAGTGTTAGATGCTTGTGTTGCGTCTAAAGCCATATGTTTAGTAGCACCTAAACTTGCATGATATACTCTCCATTGTAAACTATTTGTACTTATATTTTTTACTATATACATTTTAGGAACAACACCCAAACCATGACCAACTGTTGCGGCACTTCCTGTACCTGTAAATTTTGAAATTGAAAATCCTGCTGTTGTATTTACAGATGTGTAAGTAGTGTTTATAGAACCATCAGTATTTGATGAACCTTGACCATTTGCTTTCCAGTTCCATGATGCGTAATTATCTGAACCATTAACAGCATCACTACTACCTACAGTAAAACCATCAGTTCCAAAAGCAGTTAAACCTTGAGCATCAGTTGATT